GGGCAATAGAACGCTGCTGCATCAGACTCGGAAGAACCTTTGTAACCAACAAGTACAGCTTGGCCGTCACCTGCATAGGTGTTTACGTAGATCTTCATAGCGTTGTTTAGAGTACCAACCATCTTTGTGTTAGTTGGTGCTTCAAAAGTACCTTCAGTTGTACGAGCGAACGCAGAAGTAGTTGCAGACTGAAGAATTGTAAGTGCGAATGGACTTACAACTGCCCAGTTACCTGCGCCACGACGTGTACGCTGTGCAATTAGGTTAGCTGCACGGTTGATTTGAACTGCAAGTGCTGCGTGCTCGTCACCAACGAATGTAGCTGTACCAGACACTGCTGCCTGATCGTATGTTTCAACTGTACCAGCAAGTGTACCTAGGCTAGCTAGGATCTCTTGGTCGATTTCAGCTGTAATTTCTTGTGCTAGAGCAGCCATGATCTCAGCTTCAACATCAATACCATGCTGTGACTGTGCATCCTGTGCAGCTTCAAAAGTCCAGCGAGCGGATAGCTTACGTGACTTAGCTTCAACAGTTTGCTTTAGGATCTGAATGCTTAGACGGTTACCAGCGGAACCTTCAAGGTTAGCTGTGTTAGCACCTTTACCTGTAGAAGTATTACCGGAGTAAGCTTCTGCAATCTTGAATGGTGAAAGTGCTTCTTCACCTGCAACTGCACCACTTGCACCAGAACCAGCTGTGTCGCTGTAGCGAACACGTAGAGTGTGGATCTGACCAACTGGACCTGTCATTGGCTGTACACCAACAATTTCGTTTGCAATTACAGTCGGCATTACACGTCTGATCACTGGTAGGATCACACGGTTAAGGGTAGCAACGTTACCTGCACCAGTTGCACCAGCAGTCGCGGTTTCCATCAAGTGCTTACGAGTGTTTTCGAGAGTTGCTTCCATTACGGATTTTTTGTTACCGTTTAGGCCTTCAAGCAAAGCACTTTTAGTGTCGTGCCAGCGACCTTCTAGTAGTTCTGACATAATTAATCTCTCCTTATTTTAAGCCTGCAAGACGCTTGATGTCAACGACATTATTATCGTCTGCTGTAGAACTAATGTTATTATTTGTTTCTTTGTTGCCTGTTACTTCTTTGCCTTCTGTTAATTTTGCCTTATTACTAGCTGCTGCTTTAGGAGCATCTCCGTCAATAACCGCAGGTAAGTACTTGTTAAACGCTGTTTCTAACTTAGCAGTTTGGACACTTTCTAGTAGATCAGTCATTATTTCTTTTTGCTTTCTGCTCAAAGGTGATAGCAACTCATTTACTTTTTCTGTGCGCACTGCACTCTCTTTCAGAAGCTTGATTTCAGTATTCTTGCTTTCTGACAATTTCTTAGCTTCAGCTATTTTTTCTTCAGCTTCTTTAAGTTGTGTCTCTTTTTCAGCCACAACATTAAGAAGTCTTGCAGTTTCGGACTTTTTATTTAAATGACTACCAACATATTCTTGCTGGAATGATTCAAACAATCTGCGTCCAAAATCATTTTGACGTGCTATTGTGATATCTTCTTTCAACTGAGAAAGTTCAGTCTTTAATGATTCACTTACAGTTTTGTTAACTAGTTTAGCACTTGTCTTGATAAAGTCTTTCTTTACTTCATCAAATGCGTTTCTTGATTCACGCATCAACTTAACTTTTGTTTCAGCTAAGTCTTTCTTATCTGTATAGAATTCTGAAATCTCTTTAGTAAGAGCTTCAATTACAAATTCTTCTAATTTTTCAAACTTTGCTGCAACTTGTTTTTGATCTTCATGTAGTTCAGAAACTTCTGCACTTAGCTGTTCCATGATAAAGCCTTCAAGCTTTTCAGAGTGGTCACGCATTGCTACAGCATACTTTGCCTTTGCTTCTGCTAATTGCTTACGATCTTCTTGGAATTCTGCAATTTCACCAGCTAGTGATTCTTCAAGCATCTTGTCAATAGATTCAACCATTGTCTGCTTATCGTGCTCATATTTACGTGCAAATTCTTCACGAAGCTCAGCAGTTACCTGCTTTTTGTTTTCGTCAATTTTATTATTCCACGCATCTTCTATGTCGGCACGAATTTCTTCCGATACTACATTATTTTCAAATAATGTTTTTAGTGCATCCAACATATTATTCTCCTGTTATTGGAGACCACTGATTATATTAACCAGCGATTCTTTTAGATATTTTTGTGCCTTTGCATCGTCTTGAACTTCTCTGCCTAATTGTAATGCCTTGTATCCGCCTTTAGTATTCAGTAAATGTTCATAAATTGGACTTGGATAAGCACTAGGAGCACTTGGTTGTGCAACAATATCAACTGTTACAATTTCAAAATCGCTTACTTGCCCTGATCCGTCTTCTTTTACGTTACCTGAACCTCTGCTGGAAACGCCTAGCTTTACACCGCCTTCGAGCAATGTTCTTACTAGTTGTCCCATTGGTGTTTCT